TCTGAGCCTTGCGTTGTTGCTCTTGTTGTTTTAATTGCAACTCTTGTTGTTGCATTTGCACAATAGGATCTTGAGCTTGTTGCTGGGCTTGTTGTTGTGCAGCTTGTTGTTGGTTCTGTTGCAGCAGTTGTGTTGCTGCTTGAGCCAATAATGGAGCTAAACGAGCCTCAACTTCAGGGTCCATGTTTACATCATCGCCAGTTTCATCGTTCATTGGAGGCAAATTCATACCCAATTGCTTCTCAATCTCAACACGGTATGCAAATCCTAAATGCTCATTGATATGAGCCATCATTGCAGCCTGTAAAGCTTGTGCTTGTGGATTCTGTTGCAGTAATGACTGAATCTTTGGATCTTGCATTGCTGACATATGAACGGTAATATGTGCTTGATGGTCTTGATAAGCAAACGCTTTTGTAGGCTTGTTCATCAAAATATTTTGATTTTCAGTCACAGGGTCTTGTGGCTTCATATCTTCAGGTAACGGAATCAGTTTATTGGCATTCTTTAATCCAAGAACTTCAATCATCTGACGGTGTAACAAAGGCATGTTGTAATACTGTGGTGCGCTTTGAGCTAGTTGTAAAGCAGCCTGATATTGAACGATCTTCTGAGCCATTGTTGATGCATTAGGATCAGAAACTGGAATAACTTCCACGTTCTTATAGTCAGATTTACGAGCTTTACGTGTGCCAGTAGAAGGCATGTACTCGTAATCACCGGGTGCATTATCAGCAATAATCACTTTTAAAAGCTTTAATTCTTGCTTTAAACTAAAGTGCACACGTGCTTGTACTGCAGACATTACCTTCAAAGTACGCTCAAGAATCGCTAATGTAGTTCCAACAGGAGCATTGGCACTCATATCAGAAGCTTGCAAGTCTGCTGTATTAGCAAATCTACGGCCTTCTTCTACGATGGTATTTAACAAAGAATACAAGACTTGGCTTGGCTCTTTGTATGGCAATGGCATGATGTTATCTTTCATCGCACCGCTTGGAACGTCTACATCCCTAAACTCACCCGGAGCAATAGGAGTGTCATCACCTTTAACTCTTAGACCACGAGTTTTGAAACCACCCGGCAGATTTGAAAGGGATCCTGCGTCAACCAATTGGCGGATAATCGAAGTGCCAGATTTAGCATAAGCACCGATAAGATGGATAAGGCCAAAACAATAGAAACCAAAGCCGGGAATATATCCGTAGTGAACAATGTGTTTAAGTTTTTGATGATTTTCATCGCCTTCCTTCCAGTTTCTGCGAATAGATAATACTGTTCCAGTCGATTTCTCCATAGTAATGACGTAAGGTAAAGCCATGCCTGTTGGCTCTCCATCTTCATCTACGTGCTCAAAACCGGGAATATCCAGATTTGTTTGCATCTCTAAAATCTTATAACGATCATCTGTAGTAGCTCTAAAACCAAGCTTCTCAGCAATCTTCTTTTCTACGTCATCTAATGAGTTAGATGGAGTTCCTAGATCTACTTCTCTATAGAATCCTGATAACTGTAAACGATGCATATCATGTTCAGTCTTACGCATGACGTGAGTAACACGCTGTGCAGATTCTAAGTCTGGAGCGCCATAAGGTACTACGATATCTTCAGCTGGAACATACAGGGAAACCTGACGTTTCAAAATAGGATCTTCATATACCTTCTTAAATGCATTGCCAGCCAATCCTAAGCCCCAAAGCATACGCTCTGTTTCAGGACGATACTCAGTCATGACTTCTGTAAGTTCGTAGTTCATATCTTCTTGAACACGTTCTGCAGATTCTTTTTTCTCTTGAGTCTCTTTTCCGATGATCAAAGTCTTTACTGGACCTTGTGCTGGGAAAATACTCATCATTGTTTCAGCTTGGAACTTTACTAAAGCTTCTGCTAACAGAGGGTGGTAGACACCACAAGCGCCTTCCCAAGGTTCAGACCGTTCTTCAATTTTGAGGCCAAGTAGTTCTAAGCCATCTACATAGGTTTGAATCCAATCTTTACGAGCAGCAACGTCATCGTCAAATTCTTCAATCAAATCACCGGAAAGTTTAAGCAATTCGCTTTCAGTAAGGTATTCGGCAAGGTTATCACCAAATCCTTCTTCTCCCTCATCTGGAGTAATCTCAATTTCCAAACCATCTTTATTGATGGTTACTTCATCTGGATTAACAATCTCGATCTCTAAAGGAGATTCTTCCTTGCTGAGAGCTTCAATTCCTTTAGGTGCTTGGTAAAGCGCTTTATCAATGGACATAAGTATCCCTATTTAAAAGTCGGGCCTACTGCCCAACTCACTGCTGTATAACGAACACCAGAAATTACTGGCGTTACTCTATGTTCTAAAAAGGAAGGAAAGACTACAATACTTCCTTTTTTTAAATCTGGTGCTGGCACGTCCCTAAATTCTAACTTACCGCCTTCAAATTCACTAGGATCATTTAATAAAAGTACTATAGAAAGCTTTCTTTGACATCCATTCATAGGATTTGCTGTATCTCTATGCCATGAATAATGACCAGATTTTTGATATTTCCCAATTTGAATGTTTTCTATTCCATGAAAATCATAATCCCATCCAGCTATTTGATTAACAAGTTCAATAAAAGACCTTAAAATACACCCTACAGGAGAAAATTGATCAACCCAAACCAACTCTGTATTACGATATTCTTTATTTTCATCGCCAACCTTCTCTAAAGATCCGCCAATTTTTGCAGTTTCTGCTTTATTCCAATCAATAGATTTAATAATTACATCACAATAATCTGCAGGAACTGCTTCTGACCAACTGTAGTTATAGTTTGTTAACATTAATAATATGCAGTTTTACGCTTAGGGATATAATCATCCCATTCGTCTGTTTTCAATCTTACAAAGCCACCTTTTCTAAATCGGATTAAAGCTTGTGATGCACTATCTACTAAGTCATCATGGTCCGAATTAGGAAACGCAGCCATCTCTTCAACTACTTCTTCCGCCCATCTAGTACTTGGAGCCCATACTTTTCCTGAAGCAAATAAGTCTGATACAGAGTTTACACGCATGATTTTATCATTACCACGGGTAGGAGTAAATTCTTGTACGGGGATTCCCATCTGACGTAGCTCATATACCAATGGCGCTCCTGATGCCTTAGCCTCGATTATGCAGCAATCTGGGGTCCATTCTCGATATTGGTTTAAAGCACAGGCCTTCAATTCTGGGAATTCCATCCGCCTTTTGAATGCGTTCAATAATATTATATTCGCATCTTGGGGGTTTTCATCTTTATAAAATATTCCCCATGTCGTACAAGCTGAATAGTCTGAACGTTCATTCTTTGTAAATGCCGTATCCCAAGATTGGATAATAAACTCGCAAGCAGGGGCTGTATCGCCTTCCCATACTTGCCACCATTCCCGCTTAATAATCGCCCCTTGCTCAGAAGTCGGTTGCTGTTGGTACTGAGCTTGCCACTTGTTTAAAGGCAATTCCCGTCTTAAAGCAGTTAGTTCCTCATAAGACCAGAACTCAGGCCATAGGGGTTTTTCACTAGGAAGGATTGCTGGAAAGTCGATTACTTCCCATTCATCCCCATCCCGTTCAAGTGCAGCTTTTAAAATCTTTCCCGTTAAATCCCTCAGACTCCAACGAGTCATCACGATGACAATCGCTCCGCCCGGTTGCAAACGCTGACGTGGACCAGAGGTATACCACTCATAGACCTTATCAAATACTGCAGGATCAGATGCTGCTAATGCCGCTTCTTGTTCCGAATGAGGATCATCAATAATGACCAGATCGCCACCTTTACCTGTAACAGTACCGCCCACGCCAATAGCAAAATATTCACCATTACCGTTAGTACTCCAACGACCAGCAGCTTTAGAGTCAGAGCGAAGCCTGACGTTTGGGAATATTTTTCCATATTGTTCACTATCTACAAGGTTACGGACTTTACGTCCAAAGCCTACTGCAAGGTCGGCTGTGTTAGAACACTGAATGATTTTCTTTTTAGGGAACTTACCAAGAAACCATGCTGGTAGCATATAACTGGCAAATTCTGACTTAGTGTGACGAGGAGGCATATTGATAATAAGCCGTTTAAGTTTCCCACTGGCAATCTCCTCAAATTTTTGTGCCATGACTTTATGGTGTCGTCCGTCAATAAATCCGGGCCACATGGTATGTACGAATGCAAGAAAGTCTTTTTGGCCTTTCTCCATACGCTCAGAATCTGCCCATTCAGCAGCAGCTTTTAGAATCTCCGCTTGATCTGCAGGAGGTAACTTACTAATGATCTCTTCTAAGTTCATGATCTAATCCTAACACCTTTGGGTCTGACAGTCCTAGCAAGATGTGGTAGACGGACACAATGACCTAACTCGCAAAGACGTTTAATGATCCTTTGTACATTCCCACGCCCAGTAGTTCCCGTCATCATGAGGATTTCATCAATAGAGGGTCCGTAACCATAGTCCCGCCAAAAGGCATCTATGATCATAAAAACTTCTTTTTGCCTAGGTGTCATTTCCTACATCTTTCGATTAACTTCTCGGTTTGAATCTCTGCACTCGCCTTGCGACCCGCAATGATTTTTTTCATATTATCTCTACGCATTTCTAAGTGGGTCAGATAAGAACGAATGATCCTAATCTCTTTTTCTATCTCAGCAAGACTCATTTACCGCAATCCTCCATCCCAGCACCCCAGTTTTTGGCACTTGTGCCAGCACCATGAGTACCTGTAATCGCCCCATCGTTTCTTATTTCTCGTGTATCACTACCTGCTGGTTCACCTAATACCCAATACCTAGCTTTAACTCCATGAGGATAAGTAGAACACGCAAGACCATTTCTGAGTAGGCGCATAACGTCTAACTGTTTCTGACACTCAGCAATTTGGACATCGGCCCAAGCGATGTTTTTATCTAACTCTGCTTTCCATTCTTCATAATGAGGACGGGGTTCGTTAAAATTTTTCATATATTTTTTTCGCCTTTTTCGTTTAAAAGAGTGACGGGGGGTGTTTCTGAATCAACCCAATCTACCTGTGCTGGATTTATTGTAGGGGGTGGCCCTTTAGAATCAATTACTTGCGAATCATTGTTAATGTTGTTTGTGGGATGTGTAACTTGTTCCACCGGTGACTGAGTGAGCAAACTATTATGCATATCTGGCCCACGGTCAAGCGGCTCATTTAGGGGCATGGGGGGCGTGGCGGTGTCGTTCACGGAATTTTCACTAGGGACGGGGTCAGAATCCAAATCGCTACTGTAACTTGTTACACTTGGAGTGCCTATTGTTCCTTCTATATATGTAGTCTTGAGTTCGTCTAGTAATGATTCCCCGCTATCTTTGTACTCAACATCTATTGAGTTACGGCTCATAGCTTCCCTGATCTTATCCATTAGAGAAGCCTTAGCGTCCTTGCTCGCTGAGATCGTGGTCACCTCTTTACGGTCTATGAATAGGTTTGCCCCGTTAGACTTGCCCAGTAACTCCAATGCTCTGACCCTTGTAGCTGGTGGAATGTCCTCATTAAGGGCGTGAATGGTTAATTGATGCAATACAAGGGAGGCTAAACGATCCCCTGTAAGATATTCCCTTGCTTCCTGAGCCAGTCTGTAGGCTTCTATCTCCATCGATACTCCAGCAGTCTTGGCGAGCTTAGATGCAGCATTGCCTACGACCTTGTGATTACTCTTAGACTTATAGACCTTTCTATATGCTCCTGCCTTTGTTTCTCCCATTGCTACTTCTTTGGCAAATGCTTTTTGCTTATGTGTAAGAGTGCTTCCTGTCTTAGTTGCTCCTAGTATTTGCTCTATTGGGATGCTCTTTAATCCCTCGCTTATTTGTGCCTTAGTCAAGCGAATCTTATTTACGGGCTTTTTCTTTTCTGCTGGCATTGTCTGTCTTTCCTTTATCCTTTTCACCCTTATATCTAGGGTATATATAGGGAATATGATAGCCGTAGGATAACACGGGCGCAAGTGTTTACTGTATGCCTGTACATACTGTATATATAACCATTAGGGAAAGCACCTATAAAATATTTATATAAAATACTAAGAAAAGTATTGACAGCCCTTTTTCTAGCGTGTTAGTCTATACACATGGATTAAGTTTTATTGTTTAATGTATTACTTAGGAGGCTTTAACTATGAACCACTACGATGCAATACTGAACCACATCAATGCAGTAAACCCCTGCTCTTATGTTGGTGTAATCAATTGGGCTAAGTCTCAAGGTTACGGAGGGTCTAAGATGGTGTTAGCTATTCAAAATCTTATCAACGATCAAGTAATAGTCATCCATCGTGCAGATGGTGAACTAACGATTGATCTTATCTAAAGGAATGAAGATGGAAGACTTAAAACACTTACTCAAGTTATCCCTAGCCATTGGCTTATCTGTTTTATTGGGTAATGCCTTTATCCTAGTTCTTAGACATTACGGGGTTTAAATTATGCAAGCATGGAACATTAAACAATTGCATCACGCCTTACTCGATGATCTAAACCAATGCACGACCCAGCTAGAACGAGATACGGCGAAAGCATTAGGTGGGAAAGAAATTAGATTACAGGCTCAAGAGTGGGCAAAGGTTAGAAAACTTACCCCTTTTGAGGTGGCGATAGCTTCACTATATGGGTATTCGTCATGACACAAACCAACCAGATGCACAGAGCTTTAGCCGTATCTTTTGCCCGTGGATTACTTACGGGCGAGCAATTACACCAGTTTTTAAACATTTACAGGAATACAAAATAATGGAAATCAAATCAAACTTATGTAGCAACGCCACCCGCAAAATTGGGTTACTTATCACTAAGGCTTCAGCGATTGGGATGGATATAGGCGGATATGGTTACGCAGACGAGAATACAAGCTCAGGCAATGTATATCTATGGTTAGAAGATTATGCCTTCACGCTTTACATTGGCTTAGGCTCTGATGACATTTACGCTCTCTGGACAAATCCCGAAGATGGCGAGGAAATAGAAATTGAAGTGGAAGGCTCCGATCTTTCAGAGCTGGAATCATGGGCTAATGCGCTATATAACGATTCTCAAGAGGTATAAAAATGGAATTTAATTTAAAAATCAATCTAGATAATTCAGCTTATGAAGGTGAGAACCAAGCTCAGGAATTAGCGGAAAACCTTGATTTTATTATCGGTGCAATACTTAGCGGGAAAAATAGCGGAATCGTGCGGGATTCTAACGGAAATAAAACGGGCAATTTTGAAATTATCGGAGATTAAATAATGGCATACCAACGCAAAACCTCAGACGTATTTGTAATCGAATCCAATTATGGTTATGGCTGGGAGGAAACCACCGCCAGCGATGCACGAAGGGAGGCGATAGAGGACTTAAAGGCTTACCGCCTGAATCAGCCAGAGTATGCCCACCGATTGATTAAACGCAGAGAGAGAAACGAGCAAACATTATGAGCCACCCATTTATTTTTCAAGTAACGCTAAGGCATGACGCTGGACGGGTTTGTATTCAGGTTTATGCCCATGACATCAAGAGCGCCATAGAACAAGTTTTAAACGTAGAAAAAGCGCCTGAGCGAGCCATTTTATCTATAGAGAGGGTTTAAAAATGAAGCTATATAAAAAAATCCATATATTACGCAAAACCTCAGAGGGATGGGCGTATTGCTGTTCTACTAACTGGAGTAAAACTTGTAGAGACGCAAAAACGGTATTTTTGGCTAAATTTCCACAATTTACAGCCGAGAACATCAAAACAACATGGGCGAGGGATTAACCATGCAACAGGTAAGAATGAGAGCCGATCTCTATGAGTTGTTTGTCCCGGCCTATGACAGCGTAGAAGCACCAGACACGGGGCTAGGATCGACCATGTTAGGAGCCGAAGAACTGGAAGGAGCCGAGCATATACCCGATTTATGCGGGGATGGTGATCCAGAGTATTGGTTTAACAGAATCAGGCTAAAGGATGGGCGGGTTTTCTTTATGCACTCGGTGGACTTGGATTGGCTATAAGGGGGAATCATGAACAGCAGAGCAGTTATCGAGAATTCTATTTCATGGCAGAAGCATATTTTATCTCATAGCCATGACCCGAAACAACGGGAACGAGCAAGACGGGCGATTGAAAAACTAGAGGAAGAACTGAAACAGGCTAAGACTTAAAACTGAAGCCACTAATTATAGTGGTTTTGGTGTTAGGGTTTACCCTTACAAGGTGTAACAAGTTACAGCATGACGGCATAAAGGAGGATTTTTTGTATCAGATTAAACCTATTTTGTATCACATGGATTTAAAGCCCCAGACGCTAAGTGCTGAGACTTTTCAAAAGTTACAGCGTTTAATCAGACGGTGGCAGACGCACAATTGCATTCGAGCTTGGCATTGGTCAAGTCCTCCCGTTTATCGAGATGGGAAGTTACTTGGCTATCTAAGCTATAACGGCAAATTGTGGGATAAAAATGTTTTTAACGGACAGGGAGTGGAGATTACATTATAATTGCGAAAGGTCTGTGAGCTTCCAACTCACTAGACCTTTCTAACCACCAACAATGTAAGGATTGTCATGGCTGACGATATTTTAACTCAAGAATATTTACATTCAATTTTCCAATATAAAGACGGTAATTTATATCGTAAAAATTCTATTGGCAATAAAAAAATTGGCGATATTGTAGGGTCAAAGACCTACGATGGATATATGCGTACCAAAATCAATAAAAAAAGTATTTTGATTCATAGGCTAATATTTTTTATGGCTTATGGATATTTCCCTTTATGCATTGACCATATCAATGGCAATAAATTAGACAATAGACTGGAAAATTTAAGAGAAGCAACATTTTCGCAAAATCAATACAACAGAAAAGTAAACTCCAATACTTTTAGCAAAATTAAAGGCATTTATTGGAATAAAGCATTGAAAAAATGGCATGCTAAATGTGGCGTAAATGGAATCAGAAAACATATAGGTTATTTTTTTAATATTGATGATGCAATACAGGAATTACAAGAGTATAGGATGATGCACCATGGAATTTTTTTAAATAATGGAGAGAAAAATGAAAATAATAGTTGAAGTAGAAGTGCCTAATGGTACGCCAGTATCAGAAATACAAGGTTTTGTAAGACGGCATTTTGATAAAGATTGGATTTCTATCTGGTGGAATATTGACGATGTAAAGGAGCAATACGAGGGAGACGGAGAATATAGCGAGATCACAGATGATCAAGCTAGGGAAGTTTTAAGACTTGCAGAACGGGATCACGATTCAGAGGTGGGTATTAACTGGGAAGTAATTGATTTTTGGATTGACCATGTTAAACAACAGGAGGAAGTATGAAACGACAATACGATGTTTTATTTTATATACAACGGACGGTAAACATTACGGTAGATTGCGACAGCGGAGATGACCCCGTGGCATATGCACTAGACCAGTTAGTTTTACACGATGACGAAACCATTTACGACACGGATGTAACAGAGGGAGATTTTGAATGACACCATTTGACCAACACAACAAGCGCACGAAGTTAAAGATGACGGTTTACGCTGAAGTATTACTGGATATTATTGCTATGAAAGGACAAGCGGAAGTGATGGAGGTAATCGAAGTAGCAGAGCAGCATCGGGTAGCTTGTTTAGCTACCCTACACAGGGCTATTAAGTGGCTAGAAGCTGAAAAGTTTATTAACCTAAGAGTGGGAGACGGTGACGGACGTAAACGCATCTGTACCATTGCACAAAGAGGAACTTTATACTTGAAGAGTTTTTAACAATCCTAATAGACTCTGGGAGACGGACTTTGTTCCGTCTTTTTTTTCGGCATCATTAAAGTCAAATCCTCGTACATCAGAAACCCAGTACGGGAAGCCTATCTTCTTAGCCGTATTGATACCTACATCGTCACAATCTGCTACTACAATGGCAGACGCAAAGTTCTTAGATATTTCAATCATGTTGGATGCGCTAAAACAAACGTGTATGACGGCATTTTGTTTAAGTTCTTTCATAGCTCTACGGACAGATAATCCCGTAGCCATACCCTCTACTAAGATATTAACGCCCTTATCACCCATCTTAAAAGACGCACCTTTAGTTATCTGACCAGTAAGGAACCTTTTGGAACCTTCTGGATCAATTAGCTGACACCCTACGATCTTATCGTTAATCCTCATGGGAATGACGAGTAGATTATTCCAAACTAAACCCTTAGATTGAAAGCCTTTTTTATTGAGATATTTATGAGTTTGTAAGACGGCATTCTCTATGATGTAGTTAGCCCTATTCATAGCCTTAGACTGACGCTCTTCACGTTCTTTAATCTGCTTCTCTTTCTTGGCTTGTGCTAGTGGATCAGGACGGTACGGCTCCCGTGATCTCCATTGAATTGGTTTATCGTGGACAGCCCAGTTAATAATTGCGCCCGTCATGCCCTCACATATATAAGATCCGTTTTTTTTATTAGGTTTATCTTGAGTAGAAACACGCACCCAGCGATCCATCACCAGACTACCGATCATTAGCCCATGCATCTCAGCGAATTGATTAAAGTCCATCGAGCAATTCCTTGATATTGATATTACGTTGCTCTAGTATTTTAACAATCTTCTTACGGGCTAAACGATCAATCTCATAGACGTTGCTAGTGGATAACCCTAGTTCTTTACCGACTTGTTCACAAGTCATTTCATACTCATCGTATGGCATCTTGTATGTCATTTCTCATTAGCCTTTCTTAATTCATCAACCAAAGAATCGCAAATAATTCTTGTTTCTTTGAAGCTAACTACAGATCTAATAAGTTTTCCATTGCAGTCTAAAACTGTGACTGTTAAAACAGGTAGCTCACCATCTTTTAAGTTTTCAATTGTCTTTGCTGGATGGACATTGTTATACCATTGCTCAACTGTTTTTACACTTACACGACCACCAACATTGATGCCTATATTATTTTCTTTAGTCACAAAAATTGACGGAGAATAATAATCATTAGGGATTGCTCGCCATATTTCTCTGTCTGTATTTTCATACTCTACTGGTTCATTGTTCATTTCTCATTAGCCTTTCTTAGTATTGCTATTTCGGATTCTTTTTCTTTAATGACGGCAAGAAGAAACTCATTTTTATTCATAAGGTATGCGTTTTCTTTTTCTAGCTTGCTGAAACACTCATTGGCAAGATTGTTATCTCTTTTTCTCTTTGCTTCAACATCTATTTTACCTCCCTCAAACGCTCTAGCAAGCAACTTTAAAATTTCAGGGCTGACTGCCATTTGTGTAATGTTGGCATCGAACCAAATAGCGAATGGTGATTGATAGCTCATTTATCTTGTGCCTTTCTTAGCATGATTGGTAGATTATCTTCTAAAAATTTAGCGTAACAAAACGGACAAATAGGCTTACCAAAACCATCTTTACTTCCTAAAACTGGTGCTGGAAAGCTATTGCTTGGGCTATATGGATGTTCACCACCGCATTTATGGCAAATATAAATTTGTGGAATTATGTAACTCATTTCTCTTGTGCCTTTCTTAGTATTGCCCTACCTAAATCAACAGGGAAGTTATTGCCTGTGTAGTTTTCTTGAAAGTCAGCGTACACATTAAACAAATCCTTATCTGTTAGGGTCTTTGCTTTCTTATCAGGTTCAAAATAAGCTGGGTCACATCCAAATAATTCTTTAAGGTGTTCTATTTCAGCTTGTTGCTGGCGTATCTGTGATTCTAGTTTGTCAAATAGTTGTATAGTTTCATGGTCCCAGCTTTTATCACTCATTTTTTCCTCGCATCTTCAAACGCTTCTTTCATTTTATTGTCGAAGTTTTTAACAGCTTTGTTAATTTGTTCCCACAATAAATCTAAATCTGCTTGGTATTCTTCGTATGAGATTTCTTGTACATAGCATGGGTTATTTTCTCTGTGTATTGTGTTTGGTGCTGTTGATTCTCCACAAACGCATTTCATTTTCCATTCCTCCAGTATGTTTCTATTTTAAAATCGGCCATTAGATTTTCGTAGTTTTCTATTAAATGTTCTTTGTCAGCTTTCAACGCCTCTATTTCAGCTTGTTGCTGGCGTAGAATGGCTTCAACTTCATCCATTTTGTCGTTCAGCTCTGGATTTGGATTGTCATAAAACTCTGTATCTTTAATCCAATCAGCTAGTTCATTTGCGTTCATTTCTTTTCTTTGTTCATGTTCCGTGAACTGTTCAATATCTTGAACATTAAGTGGGGTATTGGTCGCTTTATTGCTCATTTTTTCCTCGCATTTGCATACGCAATTTGACGGTGTTTAATCCATCCCATTGTCTCTGGTGTTGGTGTTTGCATTACATCTTTTAATCCTTTAGGCCAGACATCAAACTTCGCACGATACTGGTTAGCTACCCATCCTTTAGCGTAACCTTTAACCTTAGAGACATATATCAATTGAGAGTAGAAGTCTTGCTTACTGATAATAAGTTTACGGTTTGTAGCATCTAATTCTGTAAGCTCTCCAGCAATACTAATCACCATATTGGAACGTTGACGCTCATGTCCACATTCATTACAGATATTGGTATCTGATGTCCACAGTCCACCACAGGCAGGGCATTTAGATTGTTTCTTTACTCTATCTGTCATCTCTGCACGTTTCTTAGAGTCACCCGTGTACTTGAGTTCATCTACGCCATTCTCAAATAGCTGATCCCAGTCATCACGAAATCTCAGGAAGTTACCGGAATGATCTTGGATAAGACAGAATGGTTTATTAGGATGTGAACGTGCGCCACGTCCAATCATCTGAACGTGCATGGATAAAGACTTACGCAATGGACGAGCAAGGATGATATGTTCTACATCGGTCTGGTCAAATCCACGAGTAAGAATATCTGAACTGATAACGCCCTTGATTGTAGAGTCTGGTTTAGCAAACTCATCTAAGACTTCTCGTTTGTATTCTTCTGAATCCTTGTAGCTGATCTGAACAAAGTTAATTCCACGAGCATTAAACTGTTTAGCCAACTCTTCACCATGCTTTACGCCAGATGAGAAGCAAATAGTCTTACGCACTTCTCCAAAGATTTTATCGCTAAGATTGATGAATTCGTTGACTACGTCCCCGACAATGTGAAGGCCACGAGTTTCTAGTTCATCCTTTTGCCACTCACCAGCAGTTACCTTGACACCAGCAGTATCTATTTCTTTAGCAATGAATACTTTAAATGGCACAAGGTATCCTTGATCCACTAATTCTTTCATCGTGATAACGTTGGTTACGTTGGTAAAGTATTTACCGAGCTTGTCATTGAATGGCGTAGCAGTAAGACCTACTATCTTAGCTTGTGGGTTCTCGTCTATGTAACGCTCCAAAGATCCACGCATGACGGCATGAATCTCATCAACGATCAATAGATCCATGACAGGCCAGCTCTCTCTACGTTCTAATGTTTGTATGCTTGCTACCTGAATATTCTCATCAGGCTTAACTCTCCAGCTACCGGACATGATGCATCCGTGAGGTATTTCATGACGGGATAGATGGCGTGAGAATTGATCCACTAAGACTCTACGATCACATAAGAACATGACCTTAGATCCTTTTTTACTGGCGGATTCCAGCATACTCATAGCGATAATACTTTTACCAGCACCCGTACTAGCAGCAAGTATTTGTCGCTTATGATTATTTTTAAAACCTTCTCTTAACCCATCTATAGACTGAGTTTGGTAATCCCTAAGTTGTATGTCTGACATGTCTACACCTTAGACAATTTTTCAGCTTTTCTTTTCCAGTATAGGAGTTCTTTTTTGAGATTAGCGTTTTCAGTCATCAATTCATCACGGGACATTTTGAGAGATTTAATCTCTAGCTCCATAGATGACAATGGCTTTTCTAAAACTTCAATCTCTTCTCTTAGCTCTTCATTTAACTCTTCAAGCTGAGTATCTAAAGGTTTATAAGAAGTGACTTCTGGTTTAGGAGCAGATGGCTCTGAAGACGGTTTTGGTTTGCTAAGTTCTTTTCTGATACGCTGTACTGTCATGTGAGATACATTACAAATAACTCCCATATCTCTAGTGCTTAGGTCTTGCCACTCAATGTCATTTAACATTGTCATCACAGCTTTTCTTTTGTCTGCAATAGTGCGAGGTAATCCATGCTTATCATTTACTCCGAGTGAATATAGTCTAGCTTCTCTAAGACTACCATTCGTAACGACAGCTTCTACTTCTTCGATGCCAGCACGTTTATATCCAAAGTAACGATGGAATCCATCTACTAAATACTTTTTAAGCCCATCATCATAAACTTGAATCTCAGGAAATACAGCGCCCTCAATCATCGCTTCTGTATATTCCGCTACAGTATTTTGGTTAATCATTTCACGGCTTTGAGTGCCAGCATCAATGACTAAATCTTTCAATAAAATCTTCATTTTTTATCCTTAGTTGACCACGAATCCTCTTACGTGGGTGTATCAGTGTACTACTTTATTTTACTTTTTTGACTTCTTTTATGCCTAATCCTTGGCGTAATTGATGACTATGTAACTTCTTAATGCCCTTCTTTACTTCACCCGCTTTTTCTGCTACTTTTGCTGCTTTTTTACGATCTACAATTTCACCATCACTTAGTTCAAACTCGTGTTTTGCATTCTTAAATCCTTTTTTGCCAAACTTTTTAGCGATATCTTCATGGGAATACTTTGCATTAGGAGCTACTTCAACTTTTCCCTTTTTTGTTACTACTACTGGCTTTACTACTTTTAATTGTTTTGTTGCCATGATTTTCCCTTTTATATTCTAGTTTTAGTGCTAGTTCAATACTGTATTTTATCGCTTCCCATGATGCTCGGTCTAGTATTACCGGTATTTGCTCTTGACCACGTGCAATTTCAGCAAATTTAGCCGTTAAATACTCATCGTAAGCAATTTGTTCACTTTTTGTTTGAATTTTAGGCTTTTTACTCATTTCTCTTGTGCCTTTCTTTTATCAAAGTCCCTTTGTAACTTAGCAAAGGCTTTTCTCAATCCTTCTAACAATTCTTTTGTTGTCATTTCTCTTGTGCCTTTCCAAAAACAACACCTGCGGCAATTGCATCGAACCTATCTTGCAATGGATTTCCTTTTATTCTTTGTCTAAGAATCTCAATCATTGTCCAGTAGTTATCATTTTGGGCTTCCAATGATTTAATATATTTCATTGCACATCCAGATGACCTTTGGGCATCAAACTTATCATTTGATGGGATATTGTTAAATATATTGCCCAATTCAACCCACCACCAATCATCATCTTTTCTAAAATAACTAGGGTCATCTATAGAAATATACTCATCATCACGTTTATTTGCGTTCATTTCTCTTGTTCCTCCTCTTGACACCAATATAATGGGTCTTCAATATCGACAGGTACATCTCGCCATTCATGTTCGGTTGTTTGATTCCATCGCTCACCATCACATACACTTTTACCCCATGCCTGTTGAAGAACTCTATCCCCATTGGATAGTGTTTTTAAACGAATAGGAATAAGTGGTTGCCATACTGGTTTCATTTCTTTTGTGCCTTCCAAATAATTAACTGCCCAGTTTCGCCACGCTCAGTAATAAACTGAAGCAACGCCTCAATTTCAGCTTGTTGCTGGCGATTTTGTTCAATTAACCACCATATCGCTTCTGCTCCTAATTTTTGCTCATCATAACTAACTGGTTCGGTCTGTTGTAAATAGTCGGCAATTTCAAAACATTTATCTATATTCATTTCTCTTGTGCCTTTCTGTTAAAGACTTCTTTAACAGGATTTTCTTTATTAAAGTCTGCTTGAGCAGCTTGGTAGCCAGTTTCAAAGCCTCCAGCGTGTGCCATAGCTTCGTAGTGGCTTGCCTTTTCCATCATGTGCTCCAATTCCTCAATACGCTTTCTTTGCTCAGCATGGCGTAGCTCGTACTTGGTTATCTTTTCTTGCATTTCTTTTAATTTATCAGACGGCACAAGCACAGAGTTACCACGCATAGTTTCATACCTATAGGTATCAATTTGACTGCTATTTTGTGACTTATAAGTATCAATTTCAGTTTGTAACTTCTCTACCTTTTCATACAACAAATCAATCAGCCTTTTGTCGCCGTCTATAGTGCGTTGTTGGCTTGCGTGTAAGTCATAGAAATAACCTAAGTTCTCTCTACGCAATGATAGGCTTCTCAACGCCTCAATTTCTGCTTGTTGCTGGCGTAGCATGGTTTCGTGTTTTGTTAACCAAGCAAAATCCTCAAACTCATTAACCCATTCTTTTAATTCATCAGCTAGTTCTAAAGCGTTCATTCATCGTCCCTCATTGGCCACTCTGTATACATAATTGGTTGCCCTACAATATGCTCTTTGCCTGTTACTGCGGCAATAAACTCATGTGGTCTGACTTTGACATAGTTTACATTGATTACTTTTTCGTAGTAACCAAACTTATCCTCAAAATTGGCAATCATCATATCTGCCGCAGCAATAGAATTGTCCTGTGCCCTTACATCCCGTTTCAACGCCTCTATTTCAGCTTGTTGCTGGCGTAGCATGTCGCTTACTTGTCCATAATCAATCAATATATCTTCATCAATACAATTAGCTAGTTCTAGTGCGTTCATTTCTCTTTGTCCTTTTTGAGTAATTCAACATCATTCAAAATACTTTTAAAGAAATCATTTTCATTTTTGAGTTTATCCATTTCAGCTTTAGTAGATTTTCTACCTTCAGCGTATCCGAACATTTTTCCCCGTTCAAATGCTTCTAGTACGATCTTTTCATTCACATCCATAATTTAATCCCCAAGTTGATAGCCCAGATAAAAGCCACCGCAGTTACGAGCGAGGCCGTGATTAGTAATTTTTCATTCCAGTTCATTTTCTTTCTCCATTTGCCCGTCAATCCATTCATCCATATCAGCTTCACTACTTACAACTTCTACAAAGTACGTATAGTTTCCTTTAGCAAGTTCTTTGCGTAACCAGCGATACCGATTAGCGCACTTAATCATGTCATCTAATATCATTTTTGACCTTCAAGTTTTATATTTAAACCATCAATGGTTATATCCTTAACGCCTCTCCAATGATTTTTTACATTTGTTTCTGAGAATTCTGTTTTTCTTGTATGTTTGTTTACCCAATGTAATATTGCTTTTCTTCTTCCAGATGGAGTTAAAGGGGCTTCACGTAAAGAAAATATTTCCTTATGATCTCCAAGTGGTACAGGGAAAATAATTCCTGTATCTTCTTTTACCGTAGCTGTCAAAGCATTTGGTCTATGAGCATCCTCTATTATTGAAGCAGAAGTAATAGCTAACATTGAATCATTTCCTGCCCATCCATTTGAACCAGAAACAAGGGCAACCACTGGTTTTCCAGTTTTGCTAAATGCCACTACTCTTTTTGCATAAGTCTCTGCACCATTTGAAAAAATCTCTCTATAGTGAAGTTCATATAAACTGGCTCCAGAAGATCCAACCCATACATTATGTGGACGTTTATTTAATTTTTTATAGCATAACCATTTAACTCTATCATCACAAAGCAATGCAATCTCTGATTTAGACCCTAAAAGATCTTGTGGTGAATTTAAAAGCAATGATGAGTCTGTGCAAAACAATCTGTCATCATTTGCCAATTGCACTGTGTAAGCTAATTTTGGCGTAATCGGATCAAAATTTAGCACCTCACTAATATCAAACTCTTCACCTACATTTTTAGTATTTGGCCTAATTAACTTGCTTGTTTCAGATAATTTAGAACAAATTAAATAAGCCAACAACGTTTCTGCCGTATCTAATACATCTTCATTTTTCATTTTTCTCTCCGTACATTTTTCCAAATACTTGTTCACATCCAACTTGCAATATTTCTTGCATAGTCATCGGTGGTGGTGTCTCTGGCTCTGGAATCCCTTTTAACGCCCTTATTTCTTTTTCTAAAACTGAAATCCTATTTGATAACCTATCGTTTTCATAATCCTGTGCCGTCATATAAAACTGTGAATGATCCATTTCTCTCTCCTTTGTAAACACATGACAACTATAGAGTACAACCTGTGATATGTGCAAGTAAAATTTATTGTTTTTAAATATTTAGCAATCCAACTTCTTTAACTTTGTAATTAACATCCGTTTTATTGCCTTTTTCTTTGTTGCATCGCCCGCATAAAGGCTGCAAATTGGTAATGTCCAAAGCAAGTTCGGGGTACATTTTTCTAGGCTTAATATGATCTATGTGGATAGGATGATTAACAGTTCCCTGAAACCCACATTTTTTACATTTGTTGCCGTATAGATCTACAGCTTTTTTTCTTAATTTCTTCCATTCATCAGTCAACAAAAATTTATTTGATGTCACATGAATAATCTTTGAAAAATCATTATCACTCATCTGCTTATGATCTGTAAATGACTTCTTTTTTAATGCTTCATAACTTAAATTTAAATAATAATTTGTTCTAGTTTGTTTCTTTTTAGCTCTACTTTTTATGCTACTCATATCTATGTATCCTATAGTTGCGTTGCTAGATTCTGGGCACACCTATCCCTACTATGAGGAATAGGTGTTTTTTTGCCTCGCTGAGTTCATTTGTTTACATATTGCTTCGATGTCTTTGTCGTGCCTAGGTCTGTCTTTATCACTCATCGGTCTATCCATACAGGACGGTTCTCCATCTTATTCAAGCAATAACGAATAAGGGAAGGTGCTTCTCGCACATAATATCTTCTAGGGGTATTTACGGCCTTTACTGACGCAACACGATTGAGGTCAGGCTAGGCTGGAGAAACGAAAAAAGCCGATTAAATCTGCTATTTCCGAGTTGGCGACCATTATGTAAGTATGCTTGGAACACTTACGTAATGTGAAATAACAGACCTAAACGGCCTTATCAAGCTAATTTACTCTCTGATCGCCAAACCAGCCCCTACAGAATACCATAAATTGAATTTGTGTCAAATATATTTTTACTGTAACAAGTTACACTTTAAAGTTATTGATAGCGGTACGATCCAATTTGCGATCTCGTACAGGCCCCTAGTGTGCGCCAATCCCTTTTCGCTACCAATACGACTGAAGACTGTTGCTAGGAGCTACCTAACTAGACTCATCGGGATGAATAGTTGGAAATGGGTTGGAGCGCTCAACATTGCCCATCTTGCCTACACTACCTGACCGACTTTATATCCACAATCTTCATGCGTATTAGGCTTGGGCTAACCAGCACACCATCCGGTGACTAGCTTATCTTAAGTTATGCCCCCAAGCAACATAACAGCATTTATGGTAACTCCAACTGGAACCACCCATAAAAGCAGAACCAGAGGTTAGAAAGCCCCGCTATTTTGCACTTTACGTAGAGGTGTGCAGGGAAATCGGTTTTACTATAGCACATTTTAAAAGTAAGGCTACTGTTGTGTGTTTAAGAATCGTGTAGTAGTTAGACGTTTAAGGTCATCTCTTTCGAGCCTTGCTACCAATCCCCCAAGATTACAGCTTCCTTCCGCTTTAGCATACGGAAAATCTCCATATTTGGATCATCCCTCTTGGGTCTTATTTCCCCTAACAGTTGGGGTTGCTTACTATTTACCACAGCCTTGAGAAAACTATAGCACAAAAGGGAACGTCCTAGTGGATTAGGCTAGGACGTTCGGGGCGCACACGGAGGAGAGTGCTGGAGGATTTACAGAAATGAAGGATCTGTACCTGTATTATTACACAGTATTGTTATTTTGCATATTCTGTGATAGTTACCTCACACCCCCCGCCTTTGATCTTTTCTCCACGTTCGATAGTCATTTTCCACACTTGTTGGTCATTGTCGTAGAGATATCCCTGCAAAGAATCAAGGCAGCATTTTCCTATGTTATCCACATCAAGCAGTCTTTTATCACGTGGGAAAAGGATAATTGATACCTCTACTCGCTTATCCCCAAAGCTCTCTAGCCCTTGACAGGCTTGAGCTACAGCAGATTTGAATGCCATGCCACGTTTTGATATGTACCGCCTATGACCGCTTGACAAATAATAATTATTTACGCTACATGGGTAGGGGAGTTGAAGAGTTATCATAATTTTCTTTACACACATGAATTGATATGAGTACAATCTGTTGACAGGATAAAAAGTCTTTGTTATTCTGTAATCGGATTGTATCAACTAACGGAGGAAGCATGGATTACTCAGAATCAATTTTGTATCTCAAGTCTTATATCAAGAACATTGAATCAGCTCTTAATAAGCGTCAGTTTGAGCATGCACTAAATTTATCGCAAGAAATTATTGCTGAAGCAAAGCAATTAGATGATACC